CGACGTCAAGCTGCAGGCGTTCGGCTCGGGCAAGAAGATGCGGGGCCTGCGCCATGGCCCATGGCGCCCCGACCTGGTCATCCTCGACGACATCGAGAACGATGAGAACGTGCGCAGCCTGGAACAGCGCGACAAGCTCACCGGCTGGGTCACCAAGACCGTGCTCAACCTGGGCCCGCCTGACGGCACCATGGACGTGCTGTACCTCAACACGATCCTGCACTACGACTCGGTCGCCAACCGCTTCCACAAGAAGCCGCGCTGGGTGCGCCGCAAGTTCTCGGCCATCATCCGCTGGCCCGATCGCATGGACCTGTGGGAAGAGTGGGAAGCCCTGTTCCTGGCCGAAGCCTCGGGCGACGACGACCAGGACGGCCAAGGCGAGCCGACGAGTCCCAAAGGCATTGGCGAGGCCGAAGCCTTCTACCTGCGGAACAAAGCGGCCATGGAAGCCGGTGCCATCGTCAGCTGGCCCAGCATGCGCCCGCTGCTGCGCCTCATGCAGATCCGCGCCGAAGACCACCATGCCTTCGACTGCGAATACCAGAACACCCCCACCAACGAAGACGCCACCTGGTTCAAGGATTTGCAGTACTGGGTGCAGCCGTGTCGCGATTGGGTGTTCCTCGGCGCGCATGACCCATCGCTCGGCCGCAACAACAAGTCCCGCGACCCATCGGCCATGTTGGTCGGTGGCCTGGACCGCAAGAGCGGCGTGCTCGATGTCGTCGAGGCCAAGGTCATCCGCATCAGCCCCGACAAGCAGATCGCCAACATCATCGACGCCCAGCGCGAATACAAGTGCCTGGTGTGGGCCTTCGAAACCGTCCAGTTCCAAGAGTTCCTGCGCACCGAGCTGGTCAAGCGCAGCGCCGCTGAAGGCGTGCCCGTGCCGGCCATGCCCATCACACCGCACAGCGACAAGCAGTTGCGCATCGAGTCGCTCAGCCCCCACGTCTACAACGGCCTCATCCGCTCGCACCGCCGCTTCAGCGTGCTCAACGAGCAGCTGCTGAACTACCCCGAGGCCGACCACGACGACGGCCCCGACGCCTTGCACATGCTCTGGACGCTGGCCGTGGCACGCATGGGTGGCAAGGCCGGAAAGATCCGCCTCGGCGCACGCCGAGCCCCTGTCATCACCACACCGACCATCTCATGAAAGCAGTTTCAAACGAGCGTCGAACGCTCATGAACGGCCTGCGCATGGGCCTGGGCACCACCGTCGCTGGCCCCGAGACGGACCCGTATCGGTTCATCGGGCCCATGTTCGCGCTGCCCAACCCTGACCCCATCCTGCGCCAGATGGGCGTGGCCGAAACCGTCTACCACTCCATCCTGGTCGACAGCCACGTCATCGGCGAAGTGCGGTCCATCCGTGGCTCGTTCCGCAGCCACGAATACCGCCTGCTGCCGGGCAATGAAGACGACCCCAAGTCGGTCAAGGTGCGCGACTTCGTCCAAGACTGGATGAAAGGCATGCGGCCGAACGAGGTCGCCGACTGGATGGAGGTGTTCTGGCAGATGTGCTCGGCCATCTTCACCGGCTACCACGCGCACGAAGTGGTGTGGGATCTGGTGGACGGCTACTACCTGCCCACCGAGATCCTCGACCGGCCAGGTCGCCGCTTCCGCTTCGACGCGTGGTCCAAGCCACTGCTGCTGACACGCTCCAACCTGTATGGCGAGTCCGTCCAGCCGGGCAAGTTCCTGATCTCGCGCCACATGGCCACCACGGTCAATCCGTACGGCATCCCGCTGCTCAGCAGCTGCTTCTGGCCGTGGACCTTCAAGACTGGCGGCTGGCGCTACTTCGTGAAGTACTGTGAAAAGCACGGCCTGCCGTGGCCTGTGGGTCGCTACCCCATGGGCGCATCCGAAGAGGACCAGGACGCCCTTGCCGACGCACTGGGCAACATGCTCGAATCGGGCTACGTCACGGCCCCCGAGGGCACCAGCCTGGAGCTGCTCGTGCCCACATCGAGCGGCAGCCAGCTGCCCCAGCAAAGCCTGATCGACCTGTGCAACCGCGAGATCAGCAAGGCGCTCACTGGCCAGTCGATGGTGGGCGAGCTGCACAACACGGGAGCCCGTGCGGCGTCCGAGACCGCCGCGCGTCGCTCCGACGCCATCCACAACAGCGACCGCGAGATCTCGGTCAGTTCGATGGGCGAGCTGCTGCGCTGGATCACCCTCTACAACTTCGGGCCCGACGTGGCCCCGCCCCGGCTGGAGTTCTTCCGCAACACGCCGGCCGGCCTGGAGCGCGGCAAGACCTATCAACTGGCCGCGCAGATGGGCGCCAGGCCCAGCAAGGACGCCATGCTCGAAGAGTTGGGCATCCCCCAAGCCGAAGACGACGAAGACGCGCTGCTGCCCAACGCCGGCCAGGCCAAGGCGCCCACCGTGGCCCAGCCGGGCCCGGACACCACGGCCACACCCGAGACCAGCGATGGCCAAGGCGACTTCAGCCGCTACCTCGGCCATGTGCGCGGCTTCAGCTTTGCCGCCGCCGCAGGCATGACCGAAGACGAAGCCGTGCTGCTGGCCGCCGAGGCCGCCGACCAGGCCATCGACGCCGGGCTCATCTCGCCCATCGCCGACATGCTGGCCCAGTTCGAAGCCGACGGCCGCAGCCTCGAAGAGTTCAAGGCCGCCTTCGAAGAACAGACCGGCCAGCTGCTCGACGACCGCGCCCTGCGCGACGTCGTCAGCCAGGCCCTGACCTATGCCGTGCTGCGTGGTGCCGCCACGCAGGCCGACTGACCCCTCCCATCGCCACCACAGGAGCCCACATGAGCAACGACCAAATCACCGAGACCATGATCCAGCAGCAAGGTGCCGACAAGGCCCCGCGCGTCACGCCTGATGACCTGAAGGCCAACATCAAGCATGTGGAGTACGTCACCCACGTCAGCCACAGCGGGAAAATCCTGCGCTGGTGCGTCCTGACGACTCAGTGCGGCTACGCCCACACCGGCCGCCCCTCGGTGTGCGTCTCGCCGGAGAACGACAAGCCCGCCGTCGGCGAGTCGGTGGCCTACGCCAACGCGGTAGAAGAGCTGTGGCCGCTCATGGGCTACCACCTGCAGATGACGCTGGCCAGCCAGCAGCCTGGCGTGGACGCCATCACCGACAGCGACCGCCTGGCCAAGGTGATGAGCGTCGTCAAGGGCGATCTGGATTCGGTCTCCGATGAGTTCGTCGTGCAGGTTCTGGGTTTTGACCCCGATTGCCCCGAAGACCTGACCACCGAGCAGCTGGTCAAGCTGCTCGACGCGCTGATCATCCGCGATCGCGGTCTGCAGCAACCTGACCAGGCCGAGAAGGTGTTCAACACCGAAGACCCCGACCACGGCGAAGCCTGACCCCCCTCCAGCAAGAACACAGGAGTCGCCATGTGTGTCCAACACCCCCCCATTACCTTGACGCGTGAGCAGATCAATAGCCTGCTGCAGGACACCGCGCAGGACAGCGATGAGATGCACGACTTCGCTCGCGAGGTCATCGTGCTATGCAATGCTGAGTTGGCCAAGCGTGCAGTCCAGGCCCCAGCGCAGGGGGCGTCATGGAAGCCCATCTCGACAGCGCCACGGGATGGCCGAAACATCCTCCTGCGTTTTGGTAGCGATGGATCGTCGCAAGGCAAATATGTTTCAGGTCTTCCCTATCCATGGAAGTTCGTCGACACGGACAACGGTGTCACTTGGCTGATAAACCACGCTGTGGATGGTCCTGGCGGTCCAAGCCATTGGGCAGATTTTCCCGAGTTTCACAAAGCCCAACTCGCCGCGCCTGCTGTGCCCAACCCGATCAACGAGGGCTAAGACATGGACCGCGACACCGCACTGAACAAAATCCGGAAGTGCCTTGCGTTGGCCGGCTCCAGCAACCCCCACGAAGCTGCAGCGGCCATGCGCCAGGCCCAGAAGCTCATGCGAGAGCACAACGTCAGCGAGACGGATGTAAGCCTTGCCGACGTTTGCGAGAAGGGCATCAAGGCCCCGTCCAACCGCATCTCGATGTGGCAATCCAAATTGGCCCGCAGCGTGGCCGATGCTTTCGGCTGCGAGATTTACTACTCTCGCCACACCAAGCTGGGCATCACTCGCATGCATCGCGCCACCGACGTGGTCTTCATCGGCGTCGGTGCTTCCGCAGAGGTCGCCAGCTACGCCTTCGACGTGTTGCTGCGCCAGGCCACCCGTGATCGTGCGATTCACATCGCCGCGCAGTCGAAGAAGATCAAGCAGCGCACCAAGACTGCACGAGGTGATGCATTCGCCATTGCCTGGGTGATCGCCGTTCAAGCCCAGCTTGACAAGTTCGTGGGCAACCCTGCGGCCGAGCAGCTGCTCGTGACCTACATGCAAACCCATCACGCCGACCTCGGCACATTCGAGCCAGTCGCTCGCCATGTGAACCGCCATGTCCGCGACGACAGCTTCGTCTCTGGCCATTTGGCCGGCAAGCAAGCGCGCCTTGATCGCGCGGTTTCGGCAAGTGCGCCGGTTCCTCAAATCAAGAGTGAGGTTTGATCGTGGCCAAGTTCCTTTTCAATTTCAAATCTCAATTTGTGCCCAAGGTGGAATCTGGCGAGAAAACCCAGACCATTCGCGCAAATCGAAACGACGGCAGGAAACCCGTGCCGGGTGATATTGCCTGCCTGTATAGCGGCCTGCGCACCCGCAATACCAAACTGATCGGCGAGCACCAGGTCGTCTCTTGTCGGTCGGTGCGCATCCACACCGTGGGCAATGGCGAGCTGATCGTCGATGGCATCAAGCTCGACGCCCAAGAGCGCCTGGCGTTCGCCAAAGCCGATGGCTTCAACTACTGGCCCGACATGGTCGCCTTCTTCCGCGACCAGTACATGGTCGATGTGTTCGAAGGCTTCTGTGTGCAGTGGGAATGGAGCAAGCCGTGATCAGCACGAAACCGCGCATGCATTCCTTCGGCTTGCTCGTGGCAATGGCAGCCGGCCTGGCCTGCGCCACATCCAGCGCATGGACGCCCAACTTTGTCCGGCCGGCAGCAAACAACGGTCGCTCCGTGCCATTGCGCCGCAAGCACAAGGCCAACGCACGGCAGGCAGCCAAGCGTCGCCGCTGATTCAAGGTGTCCACAATGAGCGAAGTCTCCCCCGTCGGTGTCCAGTTCGGCGAAGCCATCAGCTACCTCAAGGGCAAGCTGCCCGAGGCCAGCCAGCACTGGGCCGACCTGGCCGGCCCTGTGCACGCCAAGGTGTTCACCGTGGCTGGCGCCACATCGGCCGCGCTGGCCGGTGACATGCAGGCCGCGCTCGCCTCGGCGCTGGCCGAGGGCAAGACCCTGAGCCAGTTTCGCAAAGAGTTCGACCAGGTCGTGGCCAAGCATGGCTGGACCTACAACGGCAAGCGCGGCTGGCGCAGCGCCCTGATCTTCAACGTCAACATGCGCTCGGCCACGATGGCCGGCCGCTGGGCCCAGCTGCAGCAAAACAAGACCAACCGGCCCTACCTGCAGTACCGCACCGCTGGCGACGCCCGCGTGCGCCCCCAGCACCGGGCCTGGCAAGGCATCACACGGCACATCGACGACCCGTTCTGGCTCTCCCACTACCCGCCCAACGGCTGGAACTGCCGCTGCACCGTCCGGGCCTACACCCAGCGCGAGATCGACGACTCGGGCATCCGCGTGGACTCGGTGCCCTACAAGACCGTTTTTCGCGACGTAGCGAACAAAGACGGCCTGATCGACCGCGTGCCGGTGGGCATCGACCCCGGCTGGGACCACAACGTCGGCATGTCGTGGATCGACCCGGAGCTGGCCCTGGGCGCCAAGCTGGCCAGCCTGCCCCGCGAATTGCGCGGCCCCGTGGTCGCCAAGACCATCTCGCCGGCATTTCAAACCGCCATGAACGAGCGTTGGAAGGCGTTTCGAGCAGGCGTTAAAGAGGTGGGAAACACCGGCCAGGCGCACATCGTCGGGTTCGTGGACGGCGCCGTCATGGACGCCATGGCCACGAAGGTGCCGGACGTGCCGCTGCGCACCAGCGCCATCGCGGCCCTCGACGACATGGCCGTCGTCAAGGACGGCAGCTGGCCCGCCGAGCTGCTCGACGAACTGCCCGCCGCCCTGCGCAACTACCAGGCCGTGCTCTGGGATACCAAGGCCGCCTCGCTGGTGGTGGTGCCCCAGGGCGGCAAGGCCGGCAAGCAGGTGCCGGTGGCCGTGCTGGACCCGCAAGTTCGCACCCGATTCGGCCACGTCATGGCCGTCCGCACGCTGGATTCCCGGCCGCTGTCCGAGCTGGCTGGCGACCGCTACCAGGTGCTCGTCGGCCGCGTGCAGCCGCCCAAGGCTGGCCCGATCCGGTCATTTATGCGTCAGGTTCCGGGCCTGGGCTGGTTATGATCTGGTCAATTTTTCGGCGGCGCACCCCGGCAGAACGGTCTGCTGGTGGATCAAAATAAACGTTTCCGCCGCTTGGGGTCCGTGCTGGCCTAACCCTTTGATTCACAAAAGGTTTCGGCCGATTTTTGCGGGCTCCCCCCGTGGATCATTTCAAACACCTCCCCCCTTGAGCACCAGCTGGCT